CGGAAAGGTTGTCAGCGTTCGAGATGTTGGTGAAGACCACGTTAAGGAAGATTGTGGCGGCAAAATCCCCACAATCGAAGACTGGATGAAAGACCTAGAACCGAAACCTTGGATGCTTGGAAAAGGGCAAAAAGCATTCGCAAAGCAAATGGGCTTGGAGGCCGACTAATATGGAATATGATGCACTAATGGAAAACTTTGACGAACTGAACGAGCAGATTCGTCAGGCAAGAGAGCAGATGCGCGAAAAGTCTGAAGGACTCATTGAAGGAATGGTTAAAATCTTCCTTGACGAGTGTCCTGAAGTGACTGGTATTCACTGGACACAATACACCCCTTACTCCAGTGATGGCGAAGCCTGTGAGTTCAATGTAAACTCGATTTGCTTTCATATTATTGAAGACGAAGATGACGAAATCGAACCTTATGAATCTACTATGTTGTACGGCACATCGCACTTGGAAAAAGCCAAAAAGAGTCTAAAAGTTGCTGAAGAATACGCGGCTGACCCCGAAGCTTGGCGTAAAAACTATCTCGACCAATACTACAAAGACTATGGTCGTACCTACCCCTACAATAGCGCATACCTTAATCCATATCCGAATGATCCTGTCGAAGCACAAGAAAATATCGAGGAAATCGAACGTTCACTGCAAAAGTATCCGTCTGAGGTAGTTGAACGTATCGAAAATAGCTTCGCAAAGGTTATTAAGGCGATTAATAAAGTTCCAGAAGACATTATGCAGATCATCTACGGTGGTCATGTCATGGTTGTAATTAACCGTGACGGTACTACTGTAGATCGCTATCAACACGACTAGAGGTATAGCAATGACAAATATTTGGGTAACATCAGACACCCATTTCAATCACGCCAACATACTAAACTTTACAGACAGCGAAGGTAATAAAGTTCGTCCTTTTACGTCTGTTGAAGATATGAATCAGACTATGATTGAACGCTGGAACGAAGTCGTAAAGCCAGGAGATAAAGTGTATCATCTAGGTGATGTATTCTTTGGGTCTAAAGACAGTTTTAAACAGCTTTGGCCAAAGCTTAACGGAAGTAAGCGCCTAATCGTTGGCAACCACGACGACATCCCTTTCTTATCTAGTGGAGGCTTTTTCCAAAAAGTCCAAATGTGGAGAGTGTTTAGGGAGTGGAGTATTACTATGTCGCACGTTCCTATACATAGTAGCGGTTTTTATAACTATAAACTAGATAAGCCTACTCTTAACGTGCATGGGCACATTCACCAAAACCCATCACCAGAAGGCCCGTATCATTGTGTATGTGTAGAACAAACTGACTATTATCCAGTTCATATAGAGGAGTTAGCATCATTAGCAAAAAAACTATAGGGCGTGTGGTAGAAGCTTATTTTGGTATAGGCGGTTTTGCACATAGTGCAATAGGGTTGCACTTAGTTATACAATTACCGGATAGGCTTCTTCCTATCAGCTACGCTCATTGGGATAAGTATAAAACAGGTATTACTCCTGCAAATCAGTTTAAAGGTTATTCAGAAACTCTACAGAAAATATCTGATCTACTTCATACTGCAGGTGTATACGACATAAACGACCTTTGTGGTAAGACTGTTCAAATAACACTAGATAACAATAAAATTACTAATCTGGAGATTTACAATGATTGAAATTGTTTTCGTACTAATGGCTTTGGCTATGCTTTTTTATTATCCTGTAAAAGCTATGCGTAAAGACAAGCAATATAAATATGTTCGTCAGCTTGATGAAACAGAAAAAGTAATCGAACTAGTATAGTAAAGCAGCAAGGCAAGAGAAATTTCTCTTGCCTTGCTGCTTTACTATACTAGTTCGATTACTTTTTCTGTTTCATCAAGCTGACGAACATATTTATATTGCTTGTCTTTACGCATAGCTTTTACAGGATAATAAAAAAGCATAGCCAAAGCCATTAGTACGAAAACAATTTCAATCATTGTAAATCTCCAGATTAGTAATTTTATTGTTATCTAGTGTTATTTGAACAGTCTTACCACAAAGGTCGTTTATGTCGTATACACCTGCAGTATGAAGTAGATCAGATATTTTCTGTAGAGTTTCTGAATAACCTTTAAACTGATTTGCAGGAGTAATACCTGTTTTATACTTATCCCAATGAGCGTAGCTGATAGGAAGAAGCCTATCCGGTAATTGTATAACTAAGTGCAACCCTATTGCACTATGTGCAAAACCGCCTATACCAAAATAAGCTTCTACCACACGCCCTATAGTTTTTTTGCTAATGATGCTAACTCCTCTATATGAACTGGATAATAGTCAGTTTGTTCTACACATACACAATGATACGGGCCTTCTGGTGATGGGTTTTGGTGAATGTGCCCATGCACGTTAAGAGTAGGCTTATCTAGTTTATAGTTATAAAAACCGCTACTATGTATAGGAACGTGCGACATAGTAATACTCCACTCCCTAAACACTCTCCACATTTGGACTTTTTGGAAAAAGCCTCCACTAGATAAGAAAGGGATGTCGTCGTGGTTGCCAACGATTAGGCGCTTACTTCCGTTAAGCTTTGGCCAAAGCTGTTTAAAACTGTCTTTAGACCCAAAGAATACATCACCTAGATGATACACTTTATCTCCTGGCTTTACGACTTCGTTCCAGCGTTCAATCATAGTCTGATTCATATCTTCAACAGACGTAAAAGGACGAACTTTATTACCTTCGCTGTCTGTAAAGTTTAGTATGTTGGCGTGATTGAAATGGGTGTCTGATGTTACCCAAATATTTGTCATTGCTATACCTCTAGTCGTGTTGATAGCGATCTACAGTAGTACCGTCACGGTTAATTACAACCATGACATGACCACCGTAGATGATCTGCATAATGTCTTCTGGAACTTTATTAATCGCCTTAATAACCTTTGCGAAGCTATTTTCGATACGTTCAACTACCTCAGACGGATACTTTTGCAGTGAACGTTCGATTTCCTCGATATTTTCTTGTGCTTCGACAGGATCATTCGGATATGGATTAAGGTATGCGCTATTGTAGGGGTAGGTACGACCATAGTCTTTGTAGTATTGGTCGAGATAGTTTTTACGCCAAGCTTCGGGGTCAGCCGCGTATTCTTCAGCAACTTTTAGACTCTTTTTGGCTTTTTCCAAGTGCGATGTGCCGTACAACATAGTAGATTCATAAGGTTCGATTTCGTCATCTTCGTCTTCAATAATATGAAAGCAAATCGAGTTTACATTGAACTCACAGGCTTCGCCATCACTGGAGTAAGGGGTGTATTGTGTCCAGTGAATACCAGTCACTTCAGGACACTCGTCAAGGAAGATTTTAACCATTCCTTCAATGAGTCCTTCAGACTTTTCGCGCATCTGCTCTCTTGCCTGACGAATCTGCTCGTTCAGTTCGTCAAAGTTTTCCATTAGTGCATCATATTCCATATTAGTCGGCCTCCAAGCCCATTTGCTTTGCGAATGCTTTTTGCCCTTTTCCAAGCATCCAAGGTTTCGGTTCTAGGTCTTTCATCCAGTCTTCGATTGTGGGGATTTTGCCGCCACAATCTTCCTTAACGTGGTCTTCACCAACATCTCGAACGCTGACAACCTTTCCG